GCATTCACATACGGCTCGAACATCGGCGCTTGCGCCAGCTGCATCACCTTGACGAGCTGTTCGCCCTGAACCTCGCGTGCCATCAGGGTGGATGTTCCGCGGGCCACGATCTGAAAATCTCCCTTAATGGAATCCTTGTCGTTGAAGCTCATGTTCCAGAAGTAGAGCGCCTTGATGAAGGTAGTCGTGACGCCATCATCGAAGTACTTCACCTGGTCCTTGAGAGAGATGTGCGCAGCGCCCATCAGCATGGATAGCCCGGTGGCGGTCTGAGCCGCTGTTCCGGATACCGATCCGGTCTCACCGTAACTGTGTCTTGGGATGGAGGTGATATTGTCCGCTGTGGTCTCCAAGAACTGGATCAGGGCCATGAACTCGGACGTGTAGGTTGGTAGCGTGGTCACGGTGATGGCCTTGGCCATGGCATCCGAGCCGTAGCCGTTGCGCTGGAAGACCCGGAACGGGAATAGATCGGTTGGGTCCTCGTCGGCCGCCAAGAGGTCCATGTTTGCCTCGATGATTGGCCCGGCGGAGATGGCCGCGTTGTCGAGCATCGCGCGCACAGTGGCGTTGAAGAGCGCCTGCACGTCGCGCATCAGGACCGCGATGCCCTCCCCGAAGATGCTGGTCTCGTCCTTGCTGAAGTAATAGATATGGAAGGGGATCTCGACCCCATCCACCGGCGAGATAATGGCCTTGATGACCACATCACCGATCAGCCAGACGTTGACCGCCAGCTCGGTGCCGTCAGACTCCGGCGGCAACTCGATCTCGAGATCCTTGAGCTCGTCGGCGCTGAGATAGCCCCAGAACTCCAGGACCTGATAGTGCCCGGCACGGGTCGGATCTGAGCCACCGTCATCCCCCTTGGACTTGGTGTCCTGGAGTGAGTTCTCAAAGTTCTTCAGATGGGCGTCACCATCCGGGTGGGCCTTCAGGTAGGCCTTGATAGGCTCTGAGAGGAAATCGTCCCTCTGAGCGAGCTTGAAGACGTTGTGGCGCGCCATAACGTGGCGCTGGAAGATGTAACGGCAGTCCTCCAAGTTGATGGCGGACATGTCCGGGTAAAATGACCAGATCGGACAGAACTCGGCGTAGGGCTGATAGGTGCTGATCTTGATCTGCCCCCAGTCATCATCCTTGCGCAAGAACCGCCGGGAGACGCTCTCTTTGACCAGCGGCCCCTTTAAAATCCCGGTGCCGTAAAGATTGCCACTGTGGATGACCTGGCGCACGATGTCCCGGTAGTGCACCTCCTCCAACTGATCGGCCATCTCGCGCTCCATATCCTCGGCGCGGGCCTTGGCCTCATCGAAGACAACTTTCTCAATCTCCGTTCCGGAAGGTACCGCCCCAGTGATCTGGGTCATCTGCTCTGTGATTTCGCGCAGGAGTTCGGGATGTAACTCCGGGACCGAGGTAGGCTCAATGCCCCAGGGTTTGGCGCTGCCGGCGGGGAAGAAGATCTCCATCATGCGCGCGTCCACCGTCTTGATCTTGGTCCGCGTGAGCGACAGGTTGGCCTTACTGCGCTTGGGGTGCAGTGCGGCCTTGACTTCCGGGTCGTACTCGGCCTTGAACTGGCGTAGATCCTTGAGCCATCGCTCCTCGATGGACAGTCGATCGCGCTCAGCCTCGCCGAAGAGAGTCAGCAAGTGCTGGCCAATGGGGAGCTGATACTCGGAATAGTCTGTGGTCTGCGGCTTGCCGGCGGTGGCGTCCTCAAAGGCAGAATCATATTCGGGGGACTCGGTGGGATCCCCGGGAGGAGCTCCCTTGAGGGCCTCCTCCTCATCACTCTTGGTGAACTCGTTCATATGGGTCCTTTAATAGCCTGCCAACTGTTCGGCTGGCCTGTAGGTGCGTTGGTTGCCGCGCTTTGTGCGGCGGGATACCCTACCCTCTTGGAGTTCCAGGGCCCCGTACTGGAGCGCGTCGTGGACGTGGCTGAAGATGTTCTTCGCGGGAGCCTCCTTGTAACGAACGCCCATCGCGGTCTTGACCTGCTCGTACTGGTAGCCCTCCAGGAAACCCTTGCGCAGATAGCTGCAGTTCGGGCCGAGGAGCAGGCCCCCTTGGCGCAGCAGGAAGTAGTTGACCGCCTCCCGGCGTGCCAGAATGTTGTTGGTCTTGGCCGTTCTAAAGGGGAGTCCAGCCTCGCGGATGATCTCGGCGGCGCAGCGCGCGTCGTTCTGGGAGCGGAAGGTGGCGGCCGGGTCGACCACGATCTCGTAGGAGAAGCCCGGGTACTCGTTGAGCAATCTTGGTTTGAGCAAGTCATTCAGGAATTTAGCGATGCTGCAATCTTCGGTGACCAACTCGTCGAATATCTTGAGCTGTCCCATAGGGGTCAGTTGGCAGAAGGCGACAGCCGGGGTGAGCCCGAGGTCCATGCCGAGTATCAAGGGAACCCCTGGGGTGGGCCCGAAGGGCTGGTTGGCGCAGTGCACGGAGTCCTGGTAGTGTGGGTAGACCGGACGGCCTGTGCGCAACATACCGTATTGATTCATACAGTACACGTTGACCCAGTCCGGGTCCGCTCCAGTGACCATGTCGGTGTAATAGCTCTCCGGCAGGTGTGGCACCCACCACTGCCCCATCTTGGCGACCCACATGGACTTCTTGGTAGGTGGGTCGCGAGGATCCCCGTATTCGTAATGGCCGAGGTTCTCAGCGTTCGGGTTCGTCCGATAATCGTGACCGTCCCAGAGTAGCGCCGGCGGTTGGGCGTAAAAGGAGTGCTTCGGAGGGCGCTCTACTTCCGCCAACTCGTAGAGCCAGTGCTCAGTGTCAGGCGAGTTATAATCGCAGATGATGAAGCTATGATCCGGCCCACCGTCCTTCTCTGAAGGGAAACGATTGATCCTGCTCTTGAGCATCTGGTGGACTTCTTTGGGTGTCTCAGTCGCCTCATTGATGTGCGCCGCGGTGAGCTCGAGGCTCTGGAGCTTGGAGACCATCTCAGGCCTATCCAAGGCGATCCAATAGAGCTCCATCCGTACCGTCGTCTCCCCGTCAGGGTGCGGGATCTCTATAAGACCTCGGATAGGGACGTCGTATGTGACCCGGAGCATGTTCCCAAACCAGCTCTCCCAGCTCTTGATGACGGTCGACTTCAAGGCTGGATATGTCGCGCGGAGGACCGCATAACGGCTCCGGCGAATACCGTCCGGGGATGGGGACTGGCCAATCGCATTGAGGAACAAATCCATGATACATCCAACGGACTTCCCTGACCCGACCGGGCCGCGGACGAACTTGAACGGGTTCTTGTCCTGGTGGACACGAACGAAGGTCTTTGACGCGGTATAATTGAAGGACATGCTATGCCTCTGGCACTATGGCTGAGCGCATACCACCAGGTAAAAAAGAAAGCGCGCAGGCCGTTGCCTCATAAGTGCGAACGGTGAGACCGGTCGCCTGGATCCCCACCTTGGCGTTCTTGCTGCAATTCTCGCTCTTGGTGAGTAACTGGAGGTTATGGTGGTGGTGAGGGCCGTTGTGTTTAACTGGGTGGATGTGGTCCACCTGAAAATCGGTGTCCAACTGCCGGTTGAGCTCTCCGGCAACACCAAACATAAAATTTATCAGCTTGATGTCAGCATCCGATGGTGTCAGATCCAACTTTTTGCATTTATAATCTGCAGAATACCCATTAACCTTTGCTCGATTTTCAGAACGCCAGTCTCTCCAGTAATCTGGGTTGTTCATTTTGAACCTATCCATATTCTTGCGCGAGTAGTTGGGGTCATTCATCGCCCGCCCATCTTTATACCCAGGCCCGAACTTCCCCTTCCGACACTGATGAGAACACAGAATGGCCCGTGGAACACCCTTAATCACTGTCCCAAAAAAGGGCCTCCCGCAATAAGCGCACGCCTCACAAAACTCATACGTGGCCGTGCCCTTGTACCACTTATGTGTCTTCCACGAATACCTCATCTTGTTCAAGTTCGCGAAGGTGATCTCCACTATGTCTCCTCTGGTTTGTTGGGGTTCCGGCGGGTTGCCCAATCGGGCCTGGTCTTGTGCAGAAATCTGGAGCGGCACCAGCCGCAGCAGAACTTGCCCTTGGAGCCCTTCTGGTACAGGAAGGGCAGCCCGCAGTTGAGGCACGGCTCTTTACTCTCCAGGTAGTCAATTCCCTGGCCTCTCTTGCGCCAGCATCCGCGGGAAGATATCCAACGCATATCCTCTAATGTGTCGTAGCACACCTGCATCAGCTCTCCTCCTCGGCCTCGGGGATGGCCTGCGGCGTGACATCGATCACCGGCTGTCTGTGGTGAGAGCCACCAATATTGATGTTGAAGATTGGGACCACGTGAGAGGTGGCGTTGTCCTCCGCAGGCTTCTGTTTTGGCGCGTAGAACGGTGTGAGGAACTTGAGCAGATCCAGCATCAACTTGCGCCGGTCTGGATCCAGGTGGTCGTTATCCACCTCCCGATAGAGCTCGACCGCCTCGTAGACCGGGTCGAAGTTCAAGTCGTAGAGAATCTTGGCGACGTCAACGAGCTTCTTCCCTTGACCCGTCACGGCGCCCTTAGTCAGGAGCGCCTTGGCATTGCTCACGGCCTTCTCGCGCTTCTCGCGCTTCAGGGTCTTGTCGTTCTTGCGACCCTTGGGCCTGCCGGGCAATTTCTTAGCTTTGCCCTTGGGTGGGGGTGGTAGCTCTCTGCCCTCCTCTTCTTCTATATCTTCAGTCATAGTACAACTCCTGAAAAAGCGGGGCGCGAAGCGCCCCGCACTGGATGGGCCTACCTCTACATGATTACGCGTTTAAATTGAGAATGGCTTGCGTCAGCGTGTAGGTTCCGGCAGCGGCGAAGACTTCTGAGGTGACATCATCATAAGCGAGCAAGGTCCCGCCTGTGCTCGCGCTGTAAAACCCCACATAGCTCACCGTATCTGCACTCGGGATGGTGAACTCGACATCGCCGGCGTCTTCCATGGCGCCGGCGGTGGGTGTCCCGAAAGTGACAGCGACACGGTCTCCGACCTGGGTGCCGGCGCCACTGGGATCCCCGTTGAACACGGCCGCGTGAGTAATGGGGGTGGTAGGGTTGGTGCCCTTGAGGGCTGCCAACATTAAATTTTTACCTTCAGCAGTATACGGCATTTGGAGCTTCTCCTATTGGATAAGTGTTTGGTGGATCTTGCATTTTCCGGTTGTGACGGTGGCGATGTCACCGTCGGCGTCTGTGACCTGAACCTCGAAATAGTACTTTCCGAGCAGGTTCAGGGTATCCTCAGGTTCAAACAGGATGGTGATCTCGCCAGCTGTAGGATCGGTAATGGAGATATCGTCATCCGTCGTTTTTGTCACGGCGGCCTCGGAGTTGATAGTGGACGCCATTTGGAAAATCACCGTGGCGCCGGTAAGCACTTTGCCCGCGACCGTGACCACCAGGTCCTTAGAATCGCCTGCGAACATTTCAAAATATTGGCCTGTTGCGGTCACTGGTATGCCTCCGTTAAGGTTGATTGTATGGATAAAAGAGCCTCCAACAGTGGATAGTATGGCAGGTACGTCGATGGTAGTTCCGGTTGAGAAGGACCCCGATAGGTGCACCTCTCCGCGCACATCCCCGACATCAGGGTTGGTGCCTGTGCATAGAACGTACCCAGATCCGGAGAGAGTCACCTCTGAAAGTGTGCCTTTAAACCCAGAGACCACCCAGTCGCCGGCGGCTGATACGACCGCTACTCGACCGGCCGAGTTACGCCCGACGACCGCCACAAGCCCACCACCTGGGATAACGACTGCTACCGGAGAGACAGCCTTCACACCCACACCAGAAACCAGCCCGCCGCCGGCGATCAGAACATTGCCAGCGTTCAGAGTTGTACCCGGGCCATAAATGGGGTCTCCGTTTTGATCCAAAATGGGGCTACCACTTTGATCCAAAATGGGGCTGTAGGCGTTCTTTGCTCCGTCAACCAGCACTGCCGTTGAGGAAGACACCACAGCGGACCCTAAGGCCCCCTTGGACCCCACAGCAGTGACCCCGACAGACCCGGCAATGATAACTTGCGCCGTGGACGAGTGCGCACCCGCAGCAACCACAGAGCCAGCGCCAAGAACAGCTGATACTCCAGCAGCTCCTTTTACCCACGTCACACTTACCGCACCTGCTCCTGATATCAGCGACGATCCGTAGATCGCCCGTCCTCCGGACACAACTACGGCGCCGGAAACACTAATAAGAACAGCGTCCCCGCCGAGCGGATTCCCACTCTGATCGAGAATGGGGCTACCGCTTTGATCGAGCAGTGAGTCTCCGGAGAAGGCTGCCTTACTGCCAGCAGCCACAATCATTCCTGTACCTGCGAGTACGGCCGCTCCGTAGGACGCCTTAGACCCGCTTGTGAGTAACGCGCCTGCACCAGACACCACTGACTGCCCTACGGCGGAGCCCGGGGCGCGACCGGTCACCGCGAGGGACCCGCCACCAGCCAGTGTGGTGGACCCGCTGGTGGACTTAGTACCTATAACCAGCGCTACCCCGCCACCAAATGCTTCCAGTGTTCCCAGGGCGGCTCTATGACCGTTGGCTGTAACCAGGCCGTCAGCAGAAACACTTGGTGTCCCGCGGGCGCCCTTTAAGGCTACAGCTGTTGTAAGTCCGGCGCCGGTGACTAAACTCGGACCGGCCCTGATGGCTATGAATGTCGCCGCGACTGAACCGCTCCCAGATACTTCTGCTGTACCGTATGCTTCCTGTGGAGTCTCTCCTACTCCGACGACTGTTACAGAACCACCGCCAGAAACGCTTGAGGTGCCTGTGGCGCCCTTTGTCCCGACTACTGCTACCACCCCATTGCCCGCGCTGGCCGCTTGCCCAGTAGTCGACTTGAAGGCCGCCGCCGTGATGGTGCCGTTGCCAGTTACTGCCGATTGTCCGGTCACTCCTCCCGACGGCGCCACGGCCAGTATCACTGATGCCAGCGCTGGGTAGGTCCCCGCTGACTTAACTGTCGTGGTGCCGCTGTGGGATAGGTCTTTGCGGCCAAGACCCATGATCCTGTAGCTGCCGTCATTAAAGAGCGCTACAATATCGGTCTGGTCAGAGTCTGGAGGTGACGCGTCAAGGCTTGCTGCTGATGACGAAAAACAAGAAATTAACGCCACATCGCCAGGCTCACAATCCATGGCGTCTGAGGTGATAGTTTGAGAGCTACCGTAACTGCTGGGCGCAATCTGTGTGTCAGAGCTTCTAATGGGAGAGCCGGTGTTGATCCCCTTCCAATAGCTCACTATAATCGGCGCGGCGCAGCTGTCTGCAAAAACCAGAGATAATGTCTGACTGCCCGTAGACGGATTGGCCAGATAGGCGTGGGAGGCGCAACCATTAACGGCTACCACGCCGGAGATTGATACAATGCTGAACGAGGAGCCATTCAGTGAGGCGGACGTTAGCTCACATCCAGTATTCGAATAATAGGCCGTGCTGACTACAATCAGGGTGCAATCAGATGGGACCGTGATTGTGTGGTCCCCGGTTGCCCCTTCAGAAAATTGGGTGTAGCTAATTAACGAGATGGCCATGCCGTGATCCTCCTGTCAAGCCGAACGGCCTGAATTTCGGCATGGTGTTAAATTCTGATAAACTCTTTAACCTTACTCAGAGTAGCGACAACTTCAGGGTCTGTAAGATACGCGTTTAGCTGGGTACGTAGCTGTCCGAGTGCTGTGAGCGTGGCAGTCTCGATGTCCGGATATGAAGCTGCGTCTGCCGAATTGAGAAAATTTACGAGCTTTTCTATTTTGTCGTGCGTTGTGTAAAAATAATCCAGTGTGTGCCTGGCGGTATCATAGAGTTCCTGCGGGTTATTGTATTTTTGGATAGAATTTTGTGCCATGATGTCTCCTAATAAAATGTAAACCTATTCGCTAAGTATTCCCAGCATGTGAATGCCAGAAGGGGTTGACAATGATGGCTCAGCTATTGTGGCTCCGTTGATTACCAGCCTCGGCCTGTATCCGTCAGGATCCTCTGATGATGCGAGATACCTGTGAGTATTCACAACCGCTGGCACTACCGGAACCAGGACGCACCCGTAGTTTGAGGCTGGTGAGTCAATCCAATTCTGTACCATGATTGGGATATTGAACTCCAGCCAACCTGCATCTGTGGAAGTGGATTCAACTATGATTTCTGCGGTATCGACTTGATTGCCAATGAAGGTGTTCCATGTGGCGTTGGGGATGTCCGGGTCTTCGCCTGTTACTTCGTGGACGCCGATTGATATGGTCTGAGCGCCACTGGTCGCGTAGACGAAAAGCTTAGCACTCGTTATGACTCCCGTGTAGGAACTTAGATCAAATTTAATGAGCGACTTATTCGCAACCGTATCAACCGGGTAGACAAATAGACCCATCCAGTTGTAATCTGTATACTGGTCATCTGGAACATCTTTATTAATGAATGTATCCAGACAAGTTTGCACATCGTCAGATGAATTGAGCCCAAAGCTTAGGTTACCAGTAAGGTCTGGTTGTGCCACCGTAGTAAACGATCCTGTAGTGGCCGACCCCTCTTGGTTCTCGTTCATATCAGTGGCTCTGATAGACCAGTATATTGTGTCACCATAATTCCACAGTTCCGCAGGGGTGAACACTACGACCGCTCCCCCGCACTCAAGCTCTGAATCCGAACATGTGTAAGACACACTGTTGACGGAAAGAACCACAGATGCGATATTCTCGTTATAAGTCCAACTCAAAGAGTTATTCACTGGCACATTTGTGGCGGTATCAACAGGAGATACTGAGCCTAAAACAGGCGCCGCATCATCAGATGGAGTTACTACCGACTGGTTACTGACAGGTGAAGCTACAACTGAACCGAGTGGATTTGATGCCTCATCAACAATATTGCCGGCGCTATACGAAAGCGCCACGGTTTCAGTGCTTAAAATTGCACGGCCGATGGCGTATATTCGCGTCAAGTCAGTGCCAGTTGAATATGTCAACGTGGCAGCACCACCGGAAGGGGTGATAGTAAACCCGTCGTTCCCGGTGCAGACTTCATTAAATGTGACGGTTAAGGTGAGCCCGTCAGGGCCGATTACTTTTGTCACGACCTGCGGAGCGGATAGATCAGTATCAACCGGATCTGATCCGGCGCTGCTGCCGCTCATCACATCCGGGTCCGACAGACTCATTACATAGTCCACCCACCCCCCGTCCTCGGGGTCGGGATCGTCGGGGTCCCAAGATGCTCCTGAATCTGTGTTAGGATTCACCGCGCCCAAGTACGAGGGGATAGTGATGCCTGATAGATACGGGTGAGAGCCGCCTATGCCGCCATCGGCAACTGTTTTCGATTCAGCTACGGAGTAAGTCGGATATACTTTATACTGCGCTACACCGGACGATCCGGTAAAGGGCGCGTTGCTATTGGGATTGGCCTCGTCCTTTTGGTAGATCGTTCTGGGCGTGTGGGTCGGTGCGCTGGCAACATACTCTGTCGGGTTATAGGAAGTATCGTAGAGCCTGAAAATATCATCGCCTGAATCGCGGATGTTTAACAGGAGCCAGTGCGTACTATAGGCATTTGAAAAATCCCACGGCCCACCATTGTTCAAGGTGCTGTGATATTGCCCGTAGGTGATACCTTCCCAGACTCCATACGGGGAGCTTGTGTTGCCACCCTCCATCACGTTATTGTAGTGATAAAAATACTGATCCGTGTTCTGGCTTATCCCTGTCCAGTATAGTTTTTCGGCAACAAAAAACCCGGTGCCGTCTCCCACATTGCGAATAGTATTATTATAGACGCAAACTTTATAAAATGAGTTTTTGTATGGTTTCTGGATTGTGATCCGACCTGCATCCACGATATTATTATAGACCTGCATAAAGTCTTGACCAGCGGCGAAAATATTCTGGTCGGAAAAGACGTTATTGTGTACCTTGTCGCCATAGTCCTTGTAGGTATCCGTGTAGTTTTGATACGACCCGCCCGCCTCGGATCGTCCAGTCATTAAGGCGTTGATCTTATAGTGCAGGCCATTGACTCCGCTCATAGGTCCTTTGACGAAGTAATTATACCTTACGGTGTTTTTGTAGACATCGCCGCACCCCATCTCTGGGGTCCACCCAAATTTTGCGATCTCAATGCTCGAATTGGTGCAATCCATCGCCACCATGTTGATTTGGGCAGCGTTGCCAGACTCAGGCGATCCATTGTTGTAAAAATAGCAGTATTCGATCAGCGAATTATCCGCTTGTTTTGTCCAAAGACCGGCGGGTAGGTCACTTTGACCCGCAGCATAGTTATCGTGGACGTAAAGATATCGGAACTGTAGGGGCGACCCATTGGCAGCGATACCGGCACCGCCGCTACCCGACCTGTTACCGCCGCCCTTTATTTCGAGCCGCTCAAATTTCCAGTATGAAATAGGATTGTCCTGACCGTCTGCAAGATAGCCTAAAACCGTTCCGTGAACCGCGTGACCTTGCCCATCTAAAATAGCCCACTCACCTGGATAGGATTGAATTGAGGAGTAGTCACCAGAGGTGCCGTTTTTCGTTACCCGCGTAATTTGAAAATCTGCCCCGGTATTCCCAGTTCCAGATGTGATGTAAGTGCCGCCGCGAAGATAGATGTCATCCCCGCCCGACATGGCGTTGAGGGCTTCTTGGAGGGTGTTATAGGCGTCGCCCGCATCACCGCTACAGTTGCGCGATGCGATAGAATAGTTCCCGCTGGTGCAATCGCTGCCGAGAGTCTGATCGACATAGATTGAGTTGCCAGCGTAAGCATGAACCGCCAGTAGCACAAGGGCTGCGCAAATTAAAGCTCGTTTTATCATATTAAAACTGTAGATTGAAGACATAGTTATTAGAACTTTCGGAGTCAGTAGCGCCATTCCAAGCGCTGTCAGGTGTCCCAAAGGTGCCAGCCGCCGAAATATAGCTCTCACCTTCGCCAGTATCGGACTTGTATATTCGTGATGTTTCGTGTGCAAGCTGCGCTCCAATGTAATACGTTCCGGCAGACAGGTTACACGCCGAAGCCCAATCGCTTGAGGTATGCGCGCCTGGGCCTAAAGTATCATCTTGGCTGGCGTTGGTTTGGCACACCAAATCATTCGGGCCGGAGTCATCGTCATAAATGACAAAAATCGCTTGTCTCTCCGCCAGATGAATAGAGTAGGCATAGGTTCCAATGGTAGGTGAGCCGGTGCAGTCTATCACGACTTTGGTGATTATGGTCTTGGCCGCTGCATCATTAGTGTAGGATGCGTTTGCCGTGGTAGGCCCGTAAGTCCCAGAACACCCCGCACCGCCACCCGTAGCCCCACCATCCATAGATGGTAGTGACATCCAGGCGCTCGCCGTAGTAATCGTGCAGATCAAAACAATCGCACACACTGCGAAAATGACGCTTAATCGTTTCATTAATCACCCTTAATGC